ACGGGGCTATTTTTATTTTTTGCATTTCTTAGCATGATACTTAAACATCAAAGCGTCGATTGTCTTCATAACATTGTCGAAAGCTTGGCTAAAACGTTCGTCTTCGTCTTCGGTCAAGAACTGGCTTCTTGGAAAGAAATCTCCGATGCTCTCGTCCGAAGCGCAAATTTTTAAGAGAGTCAAACTCTCATCGTCGAAGTCGAGATCATCATAAGGATCTCGCTTTGACTCTTCCCACAAATCTTCATCCGTGGTTTCCCAAATGGCGATGTACACGCGGTCTTGGAGAAGACCTTTCGGGAATTTTTCAAAGTAATCTTCGATGTAGTAGCCGAATTGACTGTTCTCAATCACTTCGGCGATGTACATCTTTCCTTCTTCGTTTCTATAAGTTACTTGCATTTTAAAGACCTCCTAAATTTTTGCTTTTCCTTAACTTCCTTACATTCTTATTATAACATATATGTTAGATATTGCAACTATTTTTTGCAACTTTTTTTTTAAAAATTATCATGGTCAGCAACCCTAACCGTTCTGCGTGGATAGTCGCATGCATAAAAATCAAACGTCATATCGTTTTGATGTTTCTTGCGAAGCCCTTGCAATTCAAGAGCTTCATCCTTAACTTCGACAGGTACTTGATAGTGGTATTCGCTAGGGCGATTTGCAAACCCGTTGCCTTGATACCAGTTTGAATGACTGGTCTTCGACTTAATCGTTACCCAGCCAGGCGTTTTCGTATCATCGAATTCGCCTTCTTCGATATAATCCCATTCGATATCGTTTGCTTCTTTTCCTTTAAAAGCTTTCGTAACAATCTTAGCCAGTTCATTTGCTTTTGCTTGATCTTCGGCTGTGCTTGCCTTCAATTCAAGACGTTCTTTCAGCAAGCGTTCAGCTTCGCGATTGACAACATCATACCCGCTGCAGTCAGATTTTGAAACCTGACCATTGTTTTTGAATTGATGGAACACTTGTGTTTTGTTCCAATACTCGTGTTCCCAAGAGTTCGTTGGCCAGATGTCTTCCGGCGACAGAGCGGCTGTTCTGTCTTCCTTGCTTATGATGTATTCAACCGTGATTGTTTCCTTAATCATTTTTGTTACCTCCTTAATTCCTTACATTCTTATTATAACATATATGTTAGATATTACAACTGTTTTTGACAACTTTTTTAAAATATTTTTTGCATAAAAAATAACCCCGTATCGTCATCATACGGGGCTTGAACGAAATGCTTGCTACAAGCAAAGTAAACGAATTTTTCCTATATAATATTTGCTCTGTTGAGCATACCTTAATTATACATCAATAGCTAAGCTGTTGACCAACAAAAATCAAATTCGGGTTGCTGATATGGTTAGTCTGCGCCAGATGGCCGACTGACACGCCAAGCCGACTAGCGATGCCGCTCAGCGTGTCACCGCGTCTTACCGTGTAGATATGTGTTGTCTGCCCACTGATGGTCAGTCTGTCGCCTGGATGCAGCATACTGTAGATAGTCTTACCGTTGCGACTAGCTAACGTATACATAGACATACCGTGACGGTTGGCGATTGACCACCAACTGTCACCACTTTGCACTGTGTAGGTGCTACCGCTTGCTTGCTTTGCAGTCTGCAGTATCTCGACGTCAGCCCTGTTAATCCAACTCATGATACCACCTAGCAGCACCCTGTCACCGTTAGTCTGCATGACTGGGTACATGCGACCCTTGACCCAATTAGGAATAGTTTGGCCACTTGCCCAACGTCTTGCACTATAGTTGACTTTAACGGTGTAGCCAGTCGTGATGTCTTTTTTGGACGTGCGGTCGGCTACAATGCCCTGCTTTACTGCCTGTGGTTTGCTTACAGGCTTGCCTGCGTCCCCGTTGTGATATCCGTTGTCCGTGATGCCTGTCAAGTCTACGTCTCCGTCCAGTCCGCCGGCTACATAAGTTGAGGTAAACTGATAGATACCCACGTTGTCAAAAGACGGAAAGTAGGCATAGTTAGGCTTTGTGGTCACGTTGTAATCAGGATATGCTGCTAGCCAAAGCGGATACTTTTTGGCAAGGTTTGCCAAGTCAACGTGATTGACCAGGTAGCTCTTGTATCCGTACAGCACAGGCGTATAACCGGCTTGCTTGATGCGGCTTAGTGCATAGTCAACCGTGCTTGTGTTCTGCTGTCCGCTTTCCACGTCAAGCGCCACGATTGACTGCTTAGGCGTTTGCACTCTCGGCAAAAAGTAATCAAGCACCTTGTCAGCTTGTTTTTGTGTAGTGACGTTTTGCCACCAAATATAAGTATGTGCACGTCTGCCCATGGCAATAGTAGCGGCTACCTGCGTGCGATACGTACTCTGATCATACGTGTTCCAACCGTCAACGGTTCCGCCAATCTGACAGATAGCAAACTTATCGTGCACATATCCCCACTTGCCGTTAATACCCTGATATCTTGCCCAGTCTACGCCCTGGTCACCCTTGGCAGCACTGACTGGTATAGTTGAAAGTGAAAGTGCGGCAATGCAGAAAACTGCACCTAAAACACATTTTAGAGCATTATTTTTGCAATTTTTCATCTTTTGCGCCCCCTTTGTTGTATTCATCCGACAGTTTATAGATATACTTCCTAAGCCACTCCGGAATTGGTATACCCATCTTGCCAAGGTTCTCAACAATCGAGATTGCATAAAATAGGATATAAAAGATAAGCAGCGTGTCCGCCATGCCACTTGCTCCGTAAATATCGCAAAACGGATATAGCATACATACGACCAGCAAAAGCGTTGAGTGCTTGATAAGCCCGCCGATCCCCTTGCTGGATGTGGTCTTTTTGTTGACCAGCGATTTCAGAAAGCCCGTCAAAATATCAATCAGAACGATTAAAAAGAATGCGAAAAATACAGGGTTGTCAATCAGTTTTGCAAAATGTTCAAGATATAATTCATGTAATGTCATATAATCAGCTCCTTTTTTATCCTACCCACCCGCCCCGTTAATGCAGAAAATTCTGCGTTAACTGTTATTTTTTAGTGTTTTTGTCCTCATTTTTGGACTTTAATGCAGAAATTTCCGCATTAAGCCGCTCGTTTTCCGTTTCAAGCTCTGCAATCCTCACTGTCTTGTTTGCAATCTCAATAGCTAATCTTTACATCTCATTCATGTTAGTTTTCCTCCGTCTGTTCTTTTTCTGCGCCTACTTTATTCACTAAGTCCGGATCAACCCCGTTTTCTTTGCACAGCGATTTTTGCTCTGCAATTGCCGCCGCCATAAATTCTTTTTGAGCTTCTTTGATTTGCTCATCCGGCTTGTTGTAAACAGGCGTCCCGTCATCTTTGTACTCGCTTGGCGTGTCAAAGCCAATCGTCTGCACAACTGGTGTTGCTCCGTCGCCCTTTAATGTTGTTGACATAGCAAAAGATTTGTCATCTGACATGTATGTCAGATTTACAGTTTTCTTAATATCCATTTATATCAATCCTTTCTACTAGCTTCCCCAACCGTTGTAACTGCCGTTATGACCTGGCAAATCAGCCACAGTGACACGGTGGTCGTGCGTGAACAAAACTGTTCGTCCGTTTGCCGGGAAGGCGATACCGCCCCAGTTGTCAGCATCCTGTACGATACACGGGATTTTTTGATTACTGCCCCAGTCGCTCCATGACACCCATGCGGTGCGTATACCGTGGCTAGCACCAGTTACGCCAATGCGTACGCCGTCTTGGAAATTCGCTTTGCCGAAAAATTGTGTTTTTTTCTGGACAACAAGCTGGTCAGCATATGCAGCCCCCACACCGGTGTAGCTGTACCACATAACAGGGTCTAGTGCTCCGTCTCTGATATCTCCGCTTTTGTTACTGGCTTCCGTTTTTACCCAGTTGCCGATAGACCACTGGTCACCGCCATACGGTCTGCCCCACTCTTGTTCCGGCGTCAGCACCAGTTTAATACCACTAAAACCCGTGCCGGATGCCGTTACATTTTTATAATTCCAACCGTCGCTGCCGATGAAGCCTTGCATTTCTGTCTGATAGTCGCTTGGTGCATTACCAGTATGCCCGTTTAATTTTGCCGGACAAGTAAACCACATCCCAAAACTATCCTGTTTCGTCTGCCACCGTTTTCGAGGGTCGGGGTCTGCTTTGCCGACTAGGATATAGTCGCTGCAGTTGATAACGTTGGTGTCGATATATCCGCTTTGGATATTCGTTGTGCTAGACGTGCCGGACGGGTCTTTACCCGTTGACGTGATTTTAATGCCGTTAAGTACACCGGTGGAGATATTGCTTGCATTTAAGTTGATAAGGTTGACCTTAGCCGCATTAAGTGTGCCGGTGGTAATCTTGTTAGCGCTCAGATTGCCGATGAAAGCGTCATTGAT